AACGCACATTCTGTATCATCAAGACAAAGTAGATACAGACTTGTTGAAGGTTCGCTTTTGTCGATTGCCTTCTCGGTGTTCCATATACATAATATGTATACGCTTACTCCAGATCCATCAGCTATCTTTCAAGCATCTTCAAGGAGGTCCTGCAGCCAGGACGACAAATTTTTATTTTGATTTATTGTAGTGGGGAGCTATCGTAGGTGCTAATATCTTGTATTGACTTGGTGTCAGTTGATTCGGTTGAATATGTTTTTAATAAATTAACATTGTGTTTGAAGAAACTGTCAAATTCGAAAATCATCCAGTCTCCGTGTTTTTTGCTAGTGTAATATATAAAATTGTCAGAAATCCATGTAAGCTTGCTTTGAACACAAACATACTTCCCCTTACGATTGAATTTCATAAAAAGAAGATTTACATCATTGATATCTGCTACATCCATAAGTTGATCTAGCCATGCGTCTATTACTTTACATTCCCCTGTAAGCAATAGATGAAACGGGAAATCAGCGTAGAATTTACATTCAATGTTCATTTTACTAAACGATTGTCCAGGAACAATGTCGCCCTTGAAAGAGCGAATTTGACCTTCATGTAAAAATTCAGTACGTGATTGGTTCTTCCCGCCTACATAAGCACCGGATCCAGGAGCACGAATGAATGACTCACCGTACTTCTCTGAGAGATATTTAGCGATTTCTCGCTCGAAACCTGAACCTTTGTTTTTCTGTGGACTTGGCATAGACATATACTTATCACCTGTATAGTAGTTGTAAATTATTCTACGTCTACTGCCGTACTATAACTAGTAAATCCCGCTTCCTTCACAACCTTAAGTACATTTGGTACTCGACCTGCTAGTTCTTCCCTGTGTGAAACAAGCCAGATAGATTTCTGTCTTCTACGTGACATATCTTTAAGAATCGCTAAACTGTTCTCAACACCCATTGTATCAAGACCACTGTCAATCAATTCATCAATGAACAATGTATTAATTGGACTGTATAATGATTCCCAAACATCACGGAAAGCAAAACTCAAGCCAAGAATTAATCGATTACGCTCACCGCGTGAAAGATTGTCAAAGTCAAGTTCACGACCTAGTTCTGTAATCTCAACTTGTAAGTCATTCTTAAAGATAACTTGGTGAGGTAGACCAATCTTGTCTAAGTAATGAGTTAATCTACTATTCAAATAACTTAAGTTTTGGTCAATAATCTTTTTACGAACAAAACTATCTTTACTAGTCAATAAGTCAAGCAAGAACTTTTGATGTTCCATCGTCTTTGTCAATTTGTTAATTGCGTCAAAATCTATTGCCTGCAAAGCTTGAGTTTCCATCTCGACAACTTGTTCTTGATACGGATCAGCTTCCGCCGCTTTGCTCTCAATTTGTGATAGTAAACTTGATACCTTCGCTCTGTGCTCAACTGCTTGGGTTTCGGTATCATAATGAGTAGATGGCTGTGTGCCCAAAGTGACGCTAGGCGTATCAAGAAGTTGTTCACTAAAGGGGTTATTCTCTGACTCTTTTTCATGAATTTGATTTCGTATGTTGTCGATCTCAGTGGACTGCCGAACCGCTTCAACTTCTGTCTTATAATGTGTTGTAGGCTTGTCATTTACAATTACTGGGTTAGCAACTAACTCATCAAGTTGGAACTTCAAATCATCCAAATGACTTTTACTAGTATTCCACAACTCGACTTTGCTGTCTAAAACGGTAGTGTGTTGATCATCATGAAAATCTTGTCCACATGCATAACACTTGTGTTCTTTAAGTGTATTGACTTCTTGGGTTAGCTTATCATAATTCTTACCTTCTTTGGTAATCTCTTTTCTGAGGCTTTCGATTTTACTATCGTATGCAGTCTTCAATTGTACTTGTTTATTGTACTCAAGCAAGTCCTGATGTGCCTTCAGTTCTGTAACAAAGTCGATATGACTCAACTCATCCATTTTAAGTTTGAGTGCGTCAACATCTTTATCTTGCTTTTGCATCCAAGCAGTCTGTCTAGCAATCAACGCCTCATACGTATCATGTTGTTGTTTTTGCTGATTCCAAACTACTAAGTCTTTGTGAGCCTGTAACTCAGATTCTATGTCAATCTTGCTTAACTCATCATATTGCAGGGCCAGTGAAGACAAATCTTCATCGTGCTTTTTCAGCCACAATGTTTGTCTGCGCTTTAGCGCATCAATCTGTTCCTTGACCCGTTTGTTAGCTTCTTCGATAGCCTTGACACGGAATTCTTCACTTTGGATGTCATCTTTACTTTTGCGAATCATTTCTTTGATGATTTCAGCTTTTTCGGACAATAGAGTAATGCCCATTAACTGTTCGATAATATCTTTTTGTTCGTTATTTTTTAATGCAAGAAATGGTTCGGAATATGTATTCAACACAACGATGTGTCGGAACATGTCGTGTGACATGTTAATGACTTTCTCAATTGAAGTTTGTGTTTCTTTATTTTCACCTTGTTGGTCTTCTGACGCCTTTGCCTGCACATCATTAACATAAAATTTAAGAACGTTTGGCTTACGACCGCGTTCAATCTTGTAATTTGTACCATTGACGTTGAATGTCAATGTAACAAGCATAGCCTTTCCATTTGTACGATTAACTAAATTATCTTTACGAATGTTATTAATGGGTGTGCCAAACAATGCGTAAGATAAGCCTTGAATCAAGGTAGTCTTACCCGTACCATTACGAGCACCATCACCACCTAAGTCTAGGTTCTCACCTAGAATAAGTGTTAAGTCTTTCTTGTCAAAGTCAACTGCTTGTGTTACTTGTCCGATACTTAAAAAATTACGCAGGGTTATGTTTTGTAGGGTAATCATAGATTATTATAGATGTCCAATAATATTTTCTTATCAAACGAATTAGATTCAATGGCGTTAATTTGGTCAATGATGATTTGGTCTACTGATTCAAATTTCAACCCATCACTAGTTTGACCTTGCTCAGCCATTTCTACCTTCATCGGTATCAATGCCATTTCTCTTAGTTTATGTTCTGGTATCCATGTCTCACGCAAAAAGTTAGCTTCTTCATATGAGATTTCAATATCTAGATGAACTCTAACATGGCTGTCTATCAATAGCAAGCCCTCAGGGTTTTCTAAAATGTCTGATAGTTTGTGTACACGAAACACAGGTTGTCTAGGCCAAGTATGAAATACTGGTTCAGTTCCCCATTCTAATATCATCATGCCACGTGCATCGTCACCCGCATCAGCATAGTTGTGAGGGAAAGCATTTCCTATATACCAAATGTTCTTACGTGCTTGACGTTTATGAAAGTGGCCACTGAATACTTTCTCAAACCCTGTCATGTGTTCTTCTGAAATTTCACCGTGATCTGGCATTTCAACCATAGCATTCATGTAAAAATGCGGAAGCTCTAAATGACCGAACAAATATTTGCCGCCCATTTTTTGTAATTTCTTGTAATCTTCTTGTACAAGCCAAGGAGCAATAACTACATCTCCTTGTTTGAAGAAGTCGTTGATGATTTTAACATTTGGTAAATGCTTACCCCACTCAACACTATGAATGTCCCTACGGTCACGATAATAAAGATCGTGATTGCCTGGTATAAAATATACAGTATCAAAGTTAGCACTTAGTTTCTCCAATGCTTGTAGTCCAAATTGTAAGGTATGAATGTTAATACTTGCACGATGATGATTATAATCGCCTAAGAAGAAACATGTTTCACATCCTTCACTCTTTGCTTTTTTAATGAACCAATCTACGAAATCGGAACAGTCTTGATTGTGTTGTAGGCTGTTTGACTTCAATCCAAAATGGATATCAGTGAACACAGCGGCTTTTTTGAAAAGATTACTCATAGTCCTATTGTAACAAAAAGCCGTTACATATAGCAACGGCTTTGGTTAAATTATTCTTCGTATACTGTTGATACCGAAGCACCTGATCCTTGTCGTGACCAACTTGGATTAAGCCCATTCATTTCTAAAATATCATCTCTGATGTTTTGATTACGTTTTTCTGAATTGAGCACCCGACAGAAACTGTTGGTTATAGCTGCCGTGTAATATGCAAATGGGTTTGCAGATTTGGCTTCATTGAATCGTAAGCCAACATATGTTAGTTGTAAAATAGCACTGTTGCGCATCTCATCATTGTATGTGTACCCACGCCAATTATATTTCATTGCGTATTTTTCACACATCATAATGTACATACGGGCAAGCTTATTTGTAACCTGCCCATGATCTTTATTGAAAGATCCTGTTTCTAAATCACCATCCCAATGACTCTTCCCTACGCAATAGAATGTATTATTGCTATCAATTTTGTAATGCTGGAATGGTGGAAAATTAACTTTGACATGAACCATGTCATCTACTTCGGCTTTAGTAGTTGTATCTTCTAAATCAGCAAAAATTGCATCTGGATCTTCTTCTTCAAATTCAAAGATATCTTTTGCTGTTTTCTTTTTAACTGTTTTGCGTGGTTGTTTTGGTGCAACAGGAACATGATCCCAAGTCATTACACGAAATACCAAATCAGTGATATCAATAGAATCCGGGCTAACTGCGTCTTTACTACCTTGTTCTAAGCTAAGACGCAATGCACGAACCTCTTTGGCTTGTTGTATCGATTCTTCTTTAAATGCATGTGATAAACTGTCTTCTATGGGGGACTGCGGCATATCTACGATAAAGTCATATCGATGATAATCCGGCTGTTGAAAATAGCAATATGAATTTTTGCTCTCGTGAATCTCTTTTAAAATATCTTTGTTATTTAAGTAATTGACAGGTTTTCTTGATGGTAGGGACATATTTCTCCGTTATTATGTTGATGTAAGTATAGCAAGCGTGTTGCTGAAAAGCAACATTACTGGGTAAAAATTGGTGATTTTTGTAGCGATAAATATATTTAGTAAAGGTATAATCATGTCAGAAGCCGAATTACAAGCACAAGCAGAATATTTGTTAGAACAATTAGTTGAGCTAAGACGCCAGTTGGCTGAGGCAGAACTAGCCGGAAACCCACAGGAAATAGCTACATATCGATCTCAGATTGAATCAGTACAATTAGAACTGCAACAGGTATTACTAGAAATTAGGAACATAACTACCACTGACTCATTAAATACGACAGGTGTAGTAGTAACACCTATCCCTGTAAACAATGAAAATACTGTAAATTATAATAATTCTACTACAAGTGATGCATATAACAATAACGGTACTTTAAAGCCAGGCTGGGCAGTTGATGAACTTGGTATAGTTTATTTTGCCGGAGATAGTCCTCCGACAACGACGCCACAAACAACTACGAGTTACCAAACCGAGAGTGTATTTGATACTAGACAAGAAGTTACAGAAAATGTTTTTAACCCTACACAAGAAGTTACAGAAAGTGTATTCGACCCATCTGCAGGTGGTTCAGCACAAGGATTAGTTGGACAAACTAATCAAGCCAAATCAACTGCAACAGCGCAAGATACTGCCAACTTCCAAACAAAACAAGATTGGCGAGTTAGATTAAGTTTAGCCCCTAAAGCTGATTATTTGTACAAAGTAGCGCCAGGCGCCGCCGGAATCTTGAATCCACTACAAGATACTGACGGGGTTATATTTCCATATTTGCCTACAGTTAATGTCACCTACATCGCTAACTACGATCCGCAAGAATTGACACATAGTAATTATAAAGCATATCAGTATAGAAGTAGCAGTGTTGAACAAGTTCAGATAGCAGGTGACTTTACTGCACAAGATACAGCAGAAGCAAATTACATGTTAGCAGTGATACATTTCTTCCGTAGTGTTACAAAAATGTTTTATGGGCAAGATCAAAATCCTAAGCCAGGCACACCCCCTCCGTTAGTATTCTTGTACGGTTTAGGTGATTTTCAATTTAACGCACACCCACTAGTAGTGACTTCATTTAATTATTCTTTACCAAATGATGTGGACTATATAAGAGCGAGTGCACCAACATTGGGAGCAGGTGTAAGTACTGCAGGATACACCACAGCGTCTAATAGTACATCACCTTCTAATGTTAGATTGAACAGTGCTGGATTGAATACCGGAGGAACACCTGCCCCGCCCCAGTTTCAAACAGATAGCAATTCACAACCATCATATGTACCAACTAAAATGCAAATTCAAATAACAGCGTTACCGATGGTAACTAGAAATGATATTAGCAATAATTTCAGTTTAAAACAATATGCGACAGGTGCATTATTGCGTGGCACACAGAATAAACGAGCAGGAATTTGGTAATGGCTAGTAATAATATATACCCATCAACAAGCCCATACAATGCCACAGAGGTATTTAATGGGAAATTTTTAGACTTTATGATAGATAGACCTATCGTAAAAGATCCTAGCGACATCTACTGGCAAATTACTATCCAATACGAATACCGTCCTGACTTACTAGCATATGACTTGTACACAGATAGTAGACTATGGTGGGTATTTTCACAACGTAATCCAAATACACTAAAAGATCCATTGTTTGATTTTAAAACAGGATTGGGAATATACTTGCCTAAGGCTGATATGCTAAAACAATTGTTGGGAATTTAAATGGCAACAATATCTAGTACGAGGCAAATTCCTAATCCAGGGTTTAACCCATGGTCATCTACTGCTGATTTAGATACTAACACTGGTGGAATTATTGTAACAGTTAGTGGGGGTAGCGGTAGAGTATTGTATCAAGGTACACCGTCGGTAGTTAATAATCAAATAACACAAAATACAGAATATAAAAACGACCAAGCATTTTTTGATAATTTAATATCTACCATCGATGGGCAAGCCTCTACGTTGACTGCAACTTATGAACGAAATGTACCTCCACCTAATTCAGAACCAGTTACCGGATCTTCGCAAAATAATACTAATTCAAATAATTTAGAAGGTACGGCAGCAGGTGGCGATAATGGATTCGAACAAAGTGAAGCTGCACGATTAAATGCTATCAAAGATGCAGAGAGCAATGGCACTACTACGCCCAATAATGAAATGGAAACTCTCAACGAGAGTTTTGCAGGCAAAACTAATGCAGGCGTTGCTAACTCAAGTACAGCAAAAAACACATCAGGTACTACGACAACTACTGGAGCAAAACCAGGCAAGCGTACACAAAATCCTTTGTCTAACTTTTCTAGTTATACTTACCAACTAACATTGTACATGATTACACCAGACGCATACGATGCGTTTATTGAGACTGGTAGAAGAAAAATCGATGCACTAAGTAACGGAACTGAAGGGGCATTTATTGTAGCACAAAGTGGCGGCGTGAATAACGAAGCAAATAAAAGACCACCTGGATTCAAGTATGATTACTTCATCGATGACTTGAAAATAAAATCCAGTCTTAATGGTAAAGAGTCTCTTACTGCGAGTAATATCACTAGTCTAAGCTTTAATATATATGAACCATACGGATTTAGTTTTATATCTAACATTGCCAATGCCGCACTTGCCCTAAAAAGCAATAAGAAAAACTTTAGAGACTTATCAAACGCATCTAGGCAGTTCTTTGTACTGGGAGTTCGTTTTCAAGGATATGATAAGGACGGGAAATTAATATCTGGATCTGATGCAACTCAACAAAATACAGTATCGAGTCCACAAGGAGAACCAGGTGGAATCTTTGAAAGATTCTTTGACATATATCTTACTGGTATAAAATTTAAGATAGATGGCAAGTTAACAGTCTATAACATATCCGCGGCTACTGTAGCCCCGAGAGCAGCGTTTGGTATCAAACGTGGCACAATTAAAACTGGAGCACAAGTAGTAGCCAGTACTATAAAACAAGCTATTGGTAATGAGGGTACTGACCCAGAAGGTATAAAAAGTTTATTAGGAACATTAAATGAACAAGAGCGGCTGTATGTTAAAAACGCCCCTGCTAGTTCAGGAGCAATAGCAAATGTATATCGACTAGAGTTTCAAGGGCCAGCAGATGTTATCTCTAATTCTTCAATAGTTACGGACGCAGATAAGCAAAATAAAGATTTGTGGCCTATGAGCAAGGCTGCAAGAACTATTCAAGTTAATGAAACCGTCTCTGTATCTAGCACTCCTGATAATACTAAACGGTCTATCTCTTTCAGAAACGGCATGTCTATCATGCAAGCTATATCATCAATTATATCTCAAAGCACATATATGGCAGACGCACTCAAAGTTATATACACGAGTGAAGTTGAACCAGATCAAAATACTAACGGTGAAGATGAGGTTGTTAACAAAGAACCTAAGACTTTCAAATGGTATAATTTAGGTGCTAGAGTTAAACCTATAGGGTTTGATAAGAATGTAGGAGACTGGGCATACGAGATAACATATGTTATTCAACCATACGACTGTCCAGCAATAATAAGTCCATACGCCGGCAAAGCCCCCAAGTATTACGGACCTCATAAAAGATATGAATACTGGTATACTGGAAAGAACAGCGAAATATTAAATTACGAACAACGGTTAGATAACGCATATTTTAATACAGCGGTTATGCCGTCGGGTGATGAGGCCTCACATGGCGGAGGTCAAGATGTTCCTACTGTTGCAGGTATGCGCCAAAATGAAGATAGGACTGGTCAGAAAGATATTGGTAAAGAAGCACAGAACAGCATCCTTACTAGTTTATTTTCTCCGGGTGATTATGCAAAAGCAAAAATAACAATCATGGGTGATCCCGACTTCTTAATCCAAGACAGTCCTTCTACAACAAATGCAGTGTACAGTCAATTCTATGGAACAGACGGCTTTACTATTAATCCCAATGGTGGTCAAGTGTTTATCGAAATTGATTTTAAAGAAGCAGAAGATTATGATATCAATAGCGGATTACTGACCATAAACCAATCAATATTATTTTGGAAATATCCAAGTAGCATTAACATCAAGGGTGTAAGCTATATGGTAAATACAGTCACTAGTACTTTTGGTAAAGGTAAATTCACACAAGACTTAGAGTGTGTTATTAACACATTCCCTGGTGCAACAAACACAGCAAACGAAACTAGTAGAGAAAGCAGTGCAGCTCCTACTACCGGTGATGTGCGTACTGGTACGACTCAAGGTGGTACAACCGGAACGCAAAGTTCATCTGGACAAAGTTCTACTAGCGGTGATGGACTAACGACTGACAGTAATGCTACAAATACACAAAATACTGCGCCGGAAACTCCACCAAGTAATGCATCTCAAATAACATCTCCGACCGGCGGATCGTCTACGCCATCACCACCCCCATCACCTCCTCCATTCGTTCTTCCTAATCCGTCTTCTACTTTACAAGCAAGCACTACATTTGCGGGTGCAACGGTTAAAGCTTATATTGCCCCGGATGGGGCTACTGTCTTTGTTTCAGTAATTTTACCTAGCGGTAAAGAATTAGTTAATGTCAATGGATGGGGCCCGGCTCAGTGGGATGCACAAATAGCAATAGCAGATCCACGAGATTTGGCTGCACTAACTAGTTTGAAAGCTAGTTCTGATGTTATTATACCACCGTTGAATAATGAGGTAAAAGCCAAGCTTGGAGAAAATGATGCGGCAAGAAAAACATACAGCGATCTATTAGCTAATTGGGGTAAGGCCGCTGGAACTTCTAATTCCTCCGGTGAAGTTAACCGAGCAGTAGCAGATGATGACGCTACCGGTAGCAGTGCATCACGAGTTGTTACTGGTGGTAGAGAATAATAAACCTAAAAAGAGATAAATGTCATGTATGATGAAATAAAACCTAGAGGTGCTATTAAAGGTAGTAATCCTGATTCAGGTGGTGCTGTATTACGTGAAGTACCGGTGTTTGCTGTCGTTAAAGACAATATAGATCCAACTCGCTCGGGTAGATTACAAGTTTATGTAAGTGACATTGGTAGCCAAGACCCAGATGATTCTAATGGATGGGTTACAGTAAAGTACATGAGTCCCTTCTATGGGATGACAGAAGGCTCCGGCGGCAAAGCGACATATGGTAATTACTTAGACAACCCGCATAGCTATGGTGTATGGAATAGTCCACCTGATATTGGAAGCACGGTGATATGTCTGTTTGTTAACGGGGATCCTAACTTTGGTTATTATATAGGATGTGTTCCAAATGCAGAAGCATTACACATGGTGCCCGCAATAGGTGGTGGAGAAAATATTGTAGCAAATGCAGGTGAAGCAGCCGCATTTGGCGGGGCGACTAGATTACCTGTCGTAAATTTGAACAATAACAATTCAAGCGTAGCAGACTCTACCAAATACCTATCAGCACCTAAACCAGTGCATAGCTATCAAGCAAGTATTTTGAGTCAACAAGGTTTAGTCAGAGATCCAATTCGAGGAGTGATTAGCTCTAGCGCACAACGAGAAAGTCCGTCTAGAGTAGGTTATGGTATTAGTACTCCCGGACGACCTGTGTATGAAGGTGGTTATACTGACGAGCAAATAGCAGATGCAGCCAAAGAAGGATCACCTGCAAAATTAAAAGTCATTGGTAGACGAGGTGGCCACACTTTTGTTATGGATGACGGTGACTCATTAGGTCGTGATCAATTAGTTAGATTACGAACAGCAACTGGTCATCAAATATTAATGAGTGATGACGGACAATGCTTGTTTATTATTCACAGCAATGGACAAAGTTGGATTGAGTTGGGTAAAGAAGGTACTATCGATATGTACGCTACTAACTCAGTTAATATTAGAACTCAAGGTGATTTGAATCTACATGCAGACAATAATATAAACATGAATGCAGCCAAAGCATTGAACATAAGTGCTGAGTCTATCGCAATGACCTCTGAAAAAGAAACAACGATGCGTGTTGGTACTGATTTTAGCCAGTATACTGTTGGTACGTACACAGTTAAAGTCAATGGATCTATGTCACAGTATTCAGCAAGTGAAGGCTCATATGCTTCTAAGAGTACAATGTATATCAATGGTGAAAAAATTAACTTAAACACAGGTTCAGCATCTACTGTACCGCAAGAAGTTAAACCGTTACCTATAGTAGCACACACAGATTCGTTATTTGATAGTGTTAAAGGTTGGGCAGCAGCACCGGGTAAACTATTAAGTATTGTAAGTAGAGCTCCTGCTCATGCACCTTGGGCTATGGCTGGACAAGGTGTTGATGTTAAAGTGAATAACAATGCAAGTTCTGCACTACCATCTGCACCTGCACCAGCAATTGTCGCAACAAATAGTTCAGTAGCAACTACACAAACACCCGGGGTGTCAACCGCAGTAGTATCTACTGTACCAAACATTGGTCAAATAAGTGCAGCAGTAGATAAAAATACGACTGCTGCCATCGTTGGACAGTCAGCGGTGTTAGCACAAACCGGTATAGCGGCAAACATTATCAAACAAGCAGGAGCAGGCGTAGTTCAGACTGCACAGGGTGCAGTAGCAGCAATAGGAAAAATGGCACAGTCACCTGCACAGCTTGAAGCAGCCGGTGTACTAAAACCAGGCTCATCTCAATTAGTTAATACACTTATTGCTGGTGGAAAATCTATCGAACAAGCAATGACAAATAACTTGTTTACCGGGAAGAATGGAGCAGAAACATTAAATGCGTATGTCACTAATTCAGTGGCACAAGTTAAGACGCAAGTAGAAAACTTACAACAAGCTCAAAAACAGCTTACACAAGCAGGAATTATTACCGGTACTGAATCAGGTACTCAACTGGGTGGATTGTTATTAGCAACAGCCACTAGTGGTATAACTAATGTCACTAATTATGTAAAGAACGCTGCGCAGGCAGCAGGACAAGCAGTGACCGGCATTGTCGGGGGTGTTGGAAAAGCAGTGAACAATTTACTAGGTCCAATCCAGAATACTTTATCAGCTGGTAACTTTGCTAGTAACATAGCATCTACAGTTACTGGAGGATTGAGTTCGATTGCAGGTGCGCTTAACGGTGCAGTTAAGGGTTCGTTACAAGGTCTTGCTGGAATAGCAGGTGCTGCTAAAGGACTCGCTGCTTCTGCATTCTCAGCAGTAACGAAAGGGTTTGCTACAATAAAAGCAGGCATACCACAGAACTTACGAGATATTTCTGAAAAAGCACAAGAAGCAAATGCATTAAATGCAGCAGCCGAGCCACAGTTCACTACTGACCCAATTACAGGTGAGCAAGTTAGAAACTTTACTCCTGAACAAGAACTTGCAATGAGAGCAAGCAACGCATCTCTAAATGCTACCTTAACTAATGCAGTGAATTCCGGTATAGGTAATCCAATCACTAATATTGTAGCAAATGTAAACGCATCAGGAGCAGCATTGTCAACAGTACTAAATTCAGTTAACGGGTCTACTGTGACGAACTATGCTAGAAATGCTACAGCTAATTTAGTAACTAGTGTTGGTGCAGTAGCCGGTATAAGTACTGGTTTAAATGCAATTGCTGGCGGAGAAAAAGCAGTTGCAACTGTAGTTAATAATGCCAAGAATGCAATCAATGCTATACCTGGAGCGAATACTATTACCGGGTTAATATCAGGTGTAGGATCTACTGCTGCAACCAGTTTAGCTAAACTAAAAGACGGGACTGCAACCCTACAGTCACTAGCGTCATCCGGGTTGCCTGCAGGCGCAGCGGCACAACTTAATTCAGCGATTAGTTCACTAAGCTCAGGTGGTGCAATTTCTATACAATTACCTACAGTCGCTTTCAATACAGTTGATAGAGGTGAGTTGACTGCTCAACTTACATCTACTTTGGGTAGTGCAAAAATACCATTGCCTAACTTCTCAGGTAACCCTGCGACATTAGGTAAACCAGTGTCAGAAGAATCAATAAATCAATTCAATGCACTTAATGATGAATTGAATACATTAGTAGACGAACGATTTGCACTAACCAAAGCATTACGTGATGCTAGGTATGTATTGAACAATGCTAAGACTGAACTTCCTGCAGGGGATCCTGGAATCACAGTTGCCGAACAATCGTTTAACCAAGCAAAACAACGTTTAACAGATTTGGATAGTCGTATTACTGCTATTCGAAATAGACAAGTCCAATTAGCAACCTCCCCGTCAACTGGAAATAGCGCATCTAGTTAAATATAAATACTATAAGGAATAAGTATGGCGACATATAATGGATTCAGTACGATAAATGCTAATAAACCCCGATCAACGAGTTTGACTCCAGGAACCGGCGGTGGCTACGGATCCACTACGCAACCAGTTATTCCTGGTAAAAAGTACAAATTAACTGACGAGCAGTTAGTAATTCAAGACTTTTTAAATGCACTGAATATTCAGCAAGGCCAGAAAGTAGGTCAACCGGGTTACGGGACTACATTGTGGTCCTTCATTTTCGAACCTAACACCGCTGATACGCAATTTCAATTACAAGATGAAATTCGTAGAGTCGCTAGTTCTGATCCTAGACTGATAGTAAATTCAGTAAAAGCATTTCCTAAAGAAAACGGTATATTAATTGAAGTAGAATTAGCTATCGCACCGTTCAATAATGCACAATTGTTAAATGTTTTCTTTAATAACTTAACCAACGTAGCAGCTATACAGTAATCAAAAATCGGTATTTTATCAATGATAAATACTTAAGAGAGATTACTTATGGCTACAAGTTCACGACAATCAGCAATATTCGGCGTCAATGACTGGAAAGCAATTTACCAGACATTTCGTGAGGCCGACTTTAAAAGTTACGACTATGAAACTTTGCGTAAAAGCTTCATAGACTATCTACGAGTATACTATCCCGAAACCTTTAATGATTTTATAGAATCGAGTGAATTTATTGCTCTTTTAGATATTATTGCATTCATGGGTCAAGGCCTTGCATTCCGTAATGATTTAAACGCACGAGAAAACTTCATTGATACTGCCGAGCGTAGGGACAGCGTTGTTAAGTTAGCCAATTTAATCAGCTATACTGCAAAAAGAAACTTAACCGCGCAAGGCTATATTAAAGTAACTAGTATTCAAACTACAGAAGATATTACTGATATCAACGGGTTTAATCTAAGTAATGTCCCGGTCCTATGGAATGATCCGGCAAACACTAATTGGTTAAATCAGTACAATACCATAGTCAATGCAACGTTAATTAACAGTCAGCGTGTGGGTAGACCGGGTAATTCTGCACAATTGCTGGGAGTAAAAACTGACGAATACACTATTAATATACCCGGCGGCAATTTACCTGTAGTACCATTCTCATCAGTAGTAGATAATCAAACGATGAATTTCGAATTAGTCAGTGTCACTAGTTTGGATCAAGATTACGTGTACGAAATCCCACCCGCACCATCTGGTAAATTTAACATGCTATACCGTAATGACAGGTTAGGGTATGGTAGTCCAAACACAGGTTTCTTCTTTTACTTTAAGCAAGGTAGATTACAGAGTTATGACTTCAATCTACAGCAACAAATCAGTAACCAGGTAATAGACATTAGTGATATTCAAGGGGTTAATAATACAGATACCTGGTTGTTCCAGTTGAACACTGACAACAGTTCATTAGTGAATCGTACATTGTGGAAAGAAGTTGAAAATGTATACGCAGACGCTTACTTGCAAACAGAAGCTAGCGGAAAGAAAATTTTCTCAGTTGTGTCACGATATAATGACCAAGTGAGTTATAGTTTCGGTGATGGAGTATTTTCCGAAATTCCAGTTGGAACATTTAGATCATATGTGCGTGCAGGTAATGCATTGACATATACTATTGATCCAAATGAAATGCAGGGTCTAAGTGTCACAATTAATTATATTAGTCGAGCAGGACGAACAGAAGCACTCACATTAGGATTAGAATTACAATTACCGGTATCAAATGCACAAGCAAGAGAAACACTAGCAAATATTAAACAACGTGCCCCCGCCCGCTATTATACACAGAACAGAATGGTTAATGGTGAAGACTACAACAACTTCCCATATACATTATACAATTCAATTATTAAAAGCAAGGCTATTAACCGTAGTTCAATTGGTGTATCAAAGAATTTAGATTTATTAGACCCTACTGGAAAATACTCCAGCACTAATTCATTTGCAAATGATGGTGCAATATATCAAAATAGTGACGACGGCAATTTGGGATTAACAATCACCTCAACCGGGGACATCATTACCTTCTTGACAACTACTCTGGCTGCTGAACTAGCAGACAATAGAGCTAAACAATATTATCTACAAAATTTTACAAGATACAATGTAAACAGTTCGACAGGTGACGGCACTGTCTATTGGAAAGAATCTACTGTCGATGCAAATAGTGGTACTGGATACTTTTATAATTTAAGTGGTAGTAACGAAGTACCTATACCAATTGGCACATATTCTACATACAGTATGAAATATGCTACTAAGGGTGCGTTAATAAAATTTACCGCCCCTGCAGGTTATTATTTTGATAGTAACAATCGGTTAGTTGCAGGTATTGCCGGAGCTAGTAATCCCACATACATTTGGACTACTGTATTGAATGTAATCGGGGATGGATATAATAACGGTGAAGGTCAATTTAGTAATGGTACCGGCCCAGTAACATTAAATGCATATGTACCTGAGGGTGTGACTGTAGCACAAATTATACCTGCATTTGATAATTCTTTACCTGCTCTTGTCATACAAGAATGTATTACTAGGATGGAGTTGAATCAAGATTTCTCACTCGTGTTCAATAACGCTTTAGTAGTGTCTCAGGATAGATGGAGTGTAGACGCATATGATGCTACCAATTGGTTTGTGAATTTCAACAGTGTAGGCAATAATGTGTATCAAATTTCGTATAGAAGTCTGCAATATTACTTTGGTAGTGTAGCGGATACTCGTTTCAATTTTGAAACTGGTAAACTTGTATATGATCCGTTTACAGGTAAAGTTTTACAAGACTTTGTAAAAGTGCTAGCAACCAACACACAGTATAATTCAAACTATCCACTAAGTAAACCAGTACAAGTAAGTATACTTGGACAAACTGTCGAGAGCGATGGCTATATTAATGATTTTGAAGTAGAAGTTGCCAGTATCGATGTGAATGATAGAACAATCATAAGTGATCCTGACTTCTTTAGTTCAATTACTGGCTACACACCTAACAGTTCTAATATAGGAGTCTATGTATTTTTTGAATTGGTTGAAGATGCGATTAGTCTATCACGTTATCAAATTATACCTAGTACCAGTGTCAATTATGCATATGCTACCAAGACTCAAATTGAAGTGGTAAAATATGAATATCCTAAGGGGCAATTATTTTATGCATACTCTGAAAATAAATTTTACACATCGGTTCAAGACGATACAGTAAACACACCTTTCTATGTGTTAGTTGAGCAACCGCAATATTCAATTCAGTATGGTCGTCAAGGTCTTCAGTTCCAGTATCGTCACAATAGCAACAATACTACTAGAATTGATCCAGCAACAACTAACATTATTGATTTGTATTTGGTGACACAATCGTACTATACTCAGTATCAAAATTGGATACAAGACACTACTGGTACTATTGCAGAACCTGATAAACCTACTATCAACGAACTAAACCAATCTTATGGTAAGCTACAAGATTATAAAATGTTAAGTGATAGTTTAATACCTAACAGCGTTACGTTCAAACCATTGTTTGGAGCTAAGGCAGCACCGGCTTTACGTGCTACTATTAAGGTAGTCAAAGCAGCCAATACAAATGCAAGCAATAGTGAAATACGTAGTGCAGTTCTATCTTCAATGAACAGTTATTTTAATATTAATAATTGGAACTTTGGAGATACATTCTACTTCTCAGAATTGAGTGCTTATTTGCACGATCAATTGGGAGAAATAATTAGCTCAGTGGTACTCGTACCTAATAACCCTACACAATCTTTTGGTGATCTATATGAAATTAAATGCGCCCCTTATGAAATTTTTCAAAATGCAGCAACCGCGTTGGACGTACAGGTAATAGCGGCCCTCACACCCGCCGAATTACAAATAAGATAAGTAATATAAGATAACAGAGATTTAATATGGCCACAAGTACAAGAATTAGAACACTAAACTTTTTACCAGACGTTTTTAAAACAACAACTAACGCACAGTTTTTAGCTGCTACTTTAGATCAAGTCGTTGCCCAACCAAATACAGAACGTATTGAGGGTTACATTGGTACTAAGTTTGGCTACGGCATAAATGCAAAAAACAAATATGTAGTTGAGCCAACAAAAACACGAACAGATTATCAGCTAGATCCAGGTGTAGCTTTCTTAAAGAAAGATACCGGAACTGCTCAAGATTTTATCAGCTATCCCGGCATCATTGATGCATTAAAACTTGAAGGTGGCATCACAAATAACAATAATAGATTGTTTGAGAGTCAGTTCTATTCTTGGGACTCATTTACTGGTTTAGATAAAATCATTAATTTTAATCAATACTATTGGTTGCCTGAAGGACCTGACCCAGTCACAATTTCGACTGACATTGTTTTCAACGCATCTGATTATATCATCACTGATGCGCCTAACGGATATAATGTAACTGCTGATGGTCAAACGCAAGGTTCTACTAATCCAACATTGACATTGTTGCGTGGAGGAACATATAGATTCAGTGTTAACCAAGATAGTCAATTTTGGATTCAGGGTCAACCTGGCGTAACAGGGTATGATCCTACACAAACGAACGTACAAACTCGTGACGTATTTGGTGTTACAAATAACGGCGCTGAAGTTGGTATCGTAACCTTTACCGTCCCTGCAAAAAATGCACTAGATGAATTTAACTTTCCAGGAAATAATATAGTTGATGTAGTATCAACTGTGCCGTTCGACCAGATCAACGGTAAATTGTTAAGCACTATTGGTAGTATCGATGGCATCAGTTCATTAGATGGACTTACTGTAATGTTTTACAATACAGGAGTGCCAAATGAACAAGGCTACATCAGTAACTTTTTTGACGATACTAGCTTTGACGTTAATACTAACTTAGTACCTGCACAAACTATCACTATTAGCTCTACTAATTCTACCGGAAATGTGATAACTTGTTCATCTACTGCTAACTTAGTAGTAGGACAAACTATAACATTTAGTGGGGCAACATTTGGTGGAATATTAACATATGATACGGTGTTTCCAAATACAATATATTATGTAAACACAATCATTAGTGATACTGAATTTACTATCGCACAGAATCTATTTGATGTAGGTGTTGCACCGTACGCAGTTACTACTGCGAGTGGAAGTGGTTTGGTCGCTGCTATAAATCAAGGTCTGTACGAAGAAGGATACTATAGTGATGTTAGTGCAACCTTTTATCGCATTAGCTATGTTGGTGATTTAAGCAATCCAATTATACGTCTAACAGAAGCTGGATTAATACCAACAAACGAAGCTATACTTGCGCAATATGGTACAGCCTGGGTTTCTAGAAAATTTTACAGAAATGTAGCCGGCACTGTAAATTTAGTACCATACAATAGTGCAATACTAGATGTATTATATTATCAAGACGGTACATCTGGTAATAAAGTAGGACAGCTACGAATTATCGATAGTAACACTACAAATCGAATCGATGTGCTTGCAGATATACTAGGAAAGTCACAGTACACCGCGCCCAATGGTGTAGTATTCACCAATGGACTAAAAGTAATATTTCAGGGCGATATATATCCTGTAAGCTTTGAGAACATTCAATATTATGTTGAGGGTGTTGGGACTGCCATTGAATTAATACCTGTTTCAGATTTAATAGCACCTGAACCCTTCACATCTAGTACATATATTCCGTATGATACAACACCATATGACATTGGCAACTATGATAGTAACTTGTATATACCGGTTACTCCTGATTACATAACTATTGCTAGAAATAGTATTAATAAAAATCCATGGTCACGTAGCAATCGTTGGTTCCACATCGATGTTATCAATGCTACAGCTACATATAATAACAATCCAGATTTTGTAACTTTAACAGCTACTCAGGAGAACAAAGCAAAACGTCCTATTATTGAATTCTATCCTAACTTAAGATTATTCAACTCAGGCTACTTTGGCAAAGCTCCTATAGACTTTATTGATTTTAGAACAACTGATGCATTTGAATATGTTGCTGGACAAGAAAATTACTACCCGGACGTAGAAGTATACACTGCATATGCGGCAACCATTAATGGAGTGTCGTCTAGTAACACTACTACTGTTACAATATCTACATCAGATATCACCGGTACGTTTCAAGTTGGTCAGTATATTAATGATTCAACTAACTTGCTACCTACCAATTCACAAATTAGCAATATTAGTGTTGCATCTGGTGTTACTACATTGACAGTTACATGGTTGGGTAATTACACATTTGGTAGCACTGCGGTAGCTTCATTAATCGCTAATGATGGACAAAATGATAACTATGCATTATTTGATGGTGCTAGAGTTGTCTTTGCCGCAGACACAAATGAAAATGTAAAAGACAAAATATATGTTGTAAGATTTTCTTCAATAGCAG